ATAATAAATTATGACGGCGTAGAGATCGTGCAGGATGTTATAGCAGAGGGTGGCTTTGATCTGATTATTATTGATGAAGCGACACATTATAAGAACGTCCAGACGAATCGCTGGAAGACACTCAACAAACTCATAACAGGTTCTACATGGATATGGTTGATGACCGGAACGCCCGCTGCTCAAAGTCCTCTTGATGCATATGGGTTAGCGAAGCTTGCAGATGCCAAGTCAGTGCCTCGATTCTTTGGCACGTTCAGAGATCAGGTCATGGTTAAAGTCAGTAAATTTAAGTGGGTTCCTAAACCCAACGCGACTGAAATAGTATTCGATGCCATGCAACCTGCCATACGGTTTACTAAAAAAGAGTGTTTAGACTTGCCTGATATGGTGTACACCAAACGAGAGGTGGAACTAACCCGACAACAAAACAAGTACTACAAAGAACTGAAAGATAAAATGATTACTCAAGCCGCTGGAGAGCAAGTCTCTGCTGCTAATGCTGCGGTAAATATGAACAAGCTCTTACAAATATCTGCTGGCGCGGTGTATACAGACAACGGCGAGTCGTTAGAGTTTGATATTAAGTATCGATATAAGGTGTTACGTGAAGTAATCAACGAGGCCAGCAAAAAAGTATTGGTGTTTGTACCGTTTAAAAACGTAATCGATGTGCTGGTGGACAAGTTACGCAACGATGGCATAACAACTGAGATGGTTCGTGGCGATGTGTCTGCGATGCAACGTACTCAGATATTTAAGCAGTTTCAAGAAAACCCAGACCCAAGAATTCTGGTGATTCAACCTCAAGCTGCTGCACATGGTGTGACCCTGACCGCTGCTGATACGATAGTTTGGTGGGGTCCGACAAGCTCTGTCGAAACCTATGCACAAGCTAATGCTCGTATCCATCGAGCAGGTCAAGACCACAAATGCACCGTGATTCAGCTACAAGGATCTCACGTAGAAAAGCGTGTTTACGAACTGTTAGATAACAAACTAGATACTCACACAAAGATTATCGATCTTTACAAAGAAATACTTGCGTAACTAATTGTTTAGTGTCAGACTGCACTTCTCAGTCAAAGGAGAGTGCTATGACTGATGCATTGGATGTATCAAAACTCACAAAAGTCTTTATTAAAATTAGAGACGAAAGAAAACAAATCGCGGATGACTTCAACAAACGCGATGGGGAACTTGCTGCAAAGCAGGACATGATTAAGAGTGCGCTGCTGAATCACCTTCAAGAGCAGAACATCGACAGTATAAAAACTGCCGAAGGCACGTTCTTTAGATCCACAAAGCAAAAGTATTGGACAAGCGATTGGCCCTCTATGTACGAATTTGTCATAGAGAACCAAGTGCCTGACCTTCTGGAGAAACGACTGCATCAAACAAACATGAAGCAGTATCTGGAAGATAACCCTGACCTTTTGCCGAAAGGATTGAATGTGGATTCTGAGTACACACTCAGTATTAGGAAACCAAAAAAATGAAGGACACTGTAGAAGGGCAACTGGTTCCTATTGAGGACGTTGCAAACCACTTCAAGGTATCGCTTTCTACCACTAGAAAGTGGGTGCGAGATGGCGACATACCAGAAAACCTGTATGTAAAAATCGGTAAGACCTATCGGTTTGATCTGGCAGGCATATCTAAGGCGTTGCTCGCTAGGTCGAGCACAACTTCAACCACAGAAGAAGACACAGGGGTGACAGACCTGTTAGGTAGTTGGGCCGAAGAAGACTTAGATGATGATGTATGAATCGAGTCAGCATACGAGGTGGGGTGTTCAGTGGCATACCCACGAATACGGACACGCAGATAAAAGTAGTTATTTTAGGTGCTGCAAATGTTGCGAGATCGTATTATGCTGATGAATTCAGTGTTGACAGTATCCAGCTTCCTACCTGCTGGTCTGTTGACACGCAGAGACCCGCCACTGAGGTGTTGGAGTCGCGCAAGCAAAGCGCGAGGTGCATTGACTGCACTCAAAACATTCGGGGATCTGCAAAGGGGGGGATCGGTAGAGCTTGTAGGTACTTTCAGCTTCTCGCAGTCGCTGAAGAACATGACCTCAGAACGGTTTACAGACTGCAAGTTCCATCCGCTTCAATTTTTGGTAAGGGTAGTTCGGACAATAAAATGTCCTTGGAGGGGTACGCCAAGTTTCTAACGAGGCATGGCACTCCTTCGCAAGCGGTTGTCACTCGAATATTTTTCGATGACATAAGCGCAATGCCCAAGATTTGCTTTGATGCAGACAGGGCTTTAGGAGAAGAGGAATTGATAGAAGTGAGGGAGATGGTTGACCATCCAGATACGCTGGAAGCAATAACTTTCAATGTAGATCCTCGTAACTTGTCACCCTTTTCTGTTGTAGAAAATGGTTTTGTTTTTAATGGAGATCAAAATGGCTGAAGAAAACAATAAGTATGTTATTCCAAGCGCAGAAGTTATGTACCCACGCATCGATCAGACGTATAAGTTTGATACGACTGCCAATCAATCAGTGCCATGTGGTGCTTTGGATGATGGTGCAGAATACAGCTTGAGTTTTAAGTTACCGAAAGCGGAAGCGGTAAAACTCTTCAAGGCTATGAAAGCATATTACGATGTTAAAAAAGAGAAAGGCTGGCCCGACAAGTTTCCGAATCCGTTCAAAGAACAGGAAGACGGTTTGTGGTTGGGTAAGGCCAAGCTGAAAGGGGCATTTGGTAAGGATGCAAGTCGTAAGCCCCTGCAAGTTGACTCTAGGAACACCCCACTAGGTGATGATTTCAAACTCACAAGTGGAAGTGTAGCTAACATTCAAGTCTCTTTTGTCCCTTATAACATAAGCGGCAACGGTGTTAGCTTACGTCTGGGCGCGGTTCAAGTGCTCAAGTACGTACCTCTACAGACTAGATCCCCCTTCGAGGCTGTCGATGACGGTTTTGTTGCAGGAGAAGCTAGTCCTTTTGAATCTGTCGATTCTGGATCGTTCGACACTCCAGATCCATTTGAGGAGACAGTCGAGGAACCTGTAGAGGAACCAAAGAAGAAGGCCGTCAAGAAGTCTGCACCCGCACCTAAGAAAGACTCAGACGATCTTAGCTCGTTAATCGACGAATGGGACGATTAAGTTTATCGAGATATAACGAGTTACATCACGGCTAGGTTTGACACGGGCCGAAAAAGGGCGGTTTTTGCAAAATTTACGCCCCCTGCCGTGATGTCTTCATTAGGTGCAACACATGGATACAAGATTTTTCTTGAGGAGACTGCTACCGCAAGAGGGTTATTACGTCCTCTGGTGTAACAGCAAAAAGTTAAAACGACATAAACAATACTCGTTTGAAACAATAGACGAGTTGGCAGATGCAGCCGAACAAGCCGATGCAGATGGGTGGGATGCCTATTTTGCAATGAGTAATTTTGACGAGATGAACACTCGTAAGGCAGTCAACTCCAAACAAATACGATCATTCTTTTTAGACTTAGATTGTGGGCCAAGCAAACCCCACGCTACACAAGCAGATGCACTACGAGATCTTAGAGAGTTTTGCACTGTTACCGAATTACCCAAACCGCTTATCATAAACTCTGGTAGGGGAGTACACGTTTACTGGCCCCTCACAGAAGCAGTCAGCATAAGAGAGTGGAAGCCTGTTGCAGAGGCGTTCAAAGCACTATGCAAAACCAAAAAGTTCGAGATAGATACCGCCGTACCTGCTGATGCTGCAAGAGTATTACGTGTTCTACATACGCACAATCACAAGCCAGATCCGCCAGCACCTGTAGATCTTATAGGGAAAGAAGTTGAGCCTGTGAATTTCGATTTTTTCGCGTCAAAAGTTGGCGTGGATGTGATAACAGTTCCTACAAAAACAGTTAGACCAGAGAAAGAAAAGCCGCAAGAAGGCAGCGCAGAAGCGTTTGCAGAGTTCATGCAGAGTACTCGCGAGTACGTGTTCAAGAATATATTGTCGAAAACAAAGGCTGGTAAGGGCTGCGAACAACTGCGGTTAATAATGACAGACCAAGAGAATACGACTGAACCTATGTGGAGAGCAGGGCTTTCTATCGCAAAGTTCTGTGCTGATGGTGAAAAAGCAGCGCACATACTCTCTAAAAAGCACCCTGAGTACGTGCCACAACTAACCGAAGAGAAGATGGAGCTAGTAAAAGGTCCATACCGATGCGCTACGTTTGATGAAAATAACCCTCACGTATGTATGGAGTGTCCGAACTGGGGAAAAATAAAATCACCTATCGTGTTAGGTGGTCAATATAAAGAGTTTAGTAGCGATGCCCCCACTCATACCTTTGGTGATGAAGATGCTACCGTAGATAGTATGAGTGAGTTGATAGATGAAACCCCAGAAGAAGTTATACCCAACTATCCAAAACCTTATTTTCGTGGAGCCAATGGTGGGGTCTTCTACAGAGAGGTTAACTCTGATGGTGATGTAGATGAAACGATGGTGTACCACAATGACATCTACGTCACGCGAAGACTTGTCGATGTCGAAGCTGGAGAGGCAGTCGTAATAAAGCTACACTTACCTGTGGATGGTGTAAGAGAATTTACAGCACCCCTTACCGCACTGACTTCGAGAGAAGAGTTTAGAAAACAAATGTCCGCAGTCGGTGTTGCTCAAATGGATCTTAGTGGATTGATGAAATATATGACTACATGGGTAAATGAACTACAGGCTTCTGTCGTAGCAGATACGGCACACAGACAATACGGATGGACAGATGACACTTGCGCGGCTTTTGTCGTAGGCGATAAAGAGATAACTGCTAACACAATATCTTATAACCCGCCCACGGTGGCTACTGCACAGACATTCCCTTATTTTGAAAAGAAAGGCACGTTAGAAGGCTGGCGAGATATGGCTAACTTCTATATGTCCAAAGAAGGCATGGAGATGCACCAGTATATTGTGTGTACTGCTTTCGGATCTCCACTTATGCAATTCTTACCACAAAACTGCTGCACTCTGCATATGTTTGACAAGGACGGCGGTGCAGGTAAAACGGCAGCGATGAAAGTAGCGGCATCCGTGTGGGGCCACTTCAAAGCTTGTATGACAGGCGAGAAAGACACAACCGCATACAAGATGAATAGAGGTGAGACGTTACATAATCTACCTTTATACATTGACGAGCTGACAAACACAGAAAAGAAATACATGAGTGATCTTGCTTATCAACTAACAAGTGGTGAGCAGCGGGGGCGTATGAGTCCTAACTCTAATGTTGAACGTGCCACTGGTAGGCCGTGGAAGTTACTCTGCTGTAGCACAGGCAACATGAGCGCGATAGAAAAAATATCACTGTATAAGGCAGCACCAAAAGCTGAAGCGCAGCGGATACTGGAGCATAGAGCACAAAAAGTGTTTACCGATTCTGGTGAAAAGGCTCTTACTGATGACTTCGAGAGACGTATCGAAGAGCACTACGGTCATGCTGGGCCTATCTTCATACAGTATGTAATTAGTAATTTAGAAGCAGTCAAAAAGTTTTTGCTTGAGGTGCAACAGAAAGTAGACCGCGCTGCTGATCTGAAAGCAGAAAATAGATACTGGTCTGCCGGTGTAGCGTGTTCTCTCACGGGTGGGGCCATAGCTAAAAAGTTAGGTCTAATAGATTATGACAATGAGGCTTTGTTTAGATGGAGCGTAGAGCTTCTTGAAAGAAGTAAAACACACATACAAGAGTTAGGTGGTTCGGTGCAACAGACCCTGACTGACTACATAATGGAAAACTACGGCTCGTTTTTGTGGATCAAAAGTACTGATGACCTACGTAAGAAAGATGCAGCGTTACCTCAAGGACTAGCACAACTAGTCAATCCTGATTGGACACCAAGAGTAAGAATGGTTGGTCGTTACGAAACAGATACCAAGCGAGTATATATGTTGACAGCACCGTTGAAGCAGTGGTGTGGGGAGCGACAAATAAACTACTCTGCTTTTGTGCAGGAACTAAAAGAGAAGATGAACGGTAAACGCACTAAAATCAGATTAGGCACAGGGACACCGATGGTCACCCCTAGCGTACACGTTGTCGCTGCCGATTGTGCCATAGATGACATAGACGAGGATGGGCGTAACCAAGACGGATGACTTGCACCCTGATGGGGTTCGCATCGTAATTGATTGGCCTAGCATGGTGGTAGGAAGTTCTATCTTCGTGCCGTGTATTAATACACTCAAAGCAAAGGCTCAAGTTAAGGACATCATTGCCGGATTCGGATGGGGGTGTACGTCAAAAGTTGTTATATATAACGGCAAATTAGGTGTTCGTGTTTGGAGAACCCTGTGATACTATCCAGCCGTGAAGTCGTGACTCCACACGGTTTCATAGGTCTATCAGACTTTCTCCTATGGTTCCCTCGTTGGACCCCTTACCCAGCGGGGGAACCTACTAAAAGAACCCTTCTTCTTTAACAGCACGTTGAAAGTACGGTGATAACGTGACACCGTTGTGCATACGCACTCTAGTTGTTCTCTCGTGAGCTTTCAAAGAACGCTCTATAGTTTCGGGAGTAATTCTTAGTTTGGGGTCACGCTTAACTGCGTTGGTTTTATTGAACTCTCGCATTTTACGCCGCATCTCTTGCATCTCTTCTCGATCCCCTGTTCGTTTTGCATAGTAGTATCTCGACAAGAGTTTCGTTCTTTCATTCCTAGCCCCGCTTTCCATTCTTTTGGCAACGGATGTCTCTTCCATCTGGCGTGTGTACTCTGCTGGAGGGAACCCTAATAACTTAGCAGCTATGTCACCGCCTGTTATATCGTCGTACATTGGATCGCCGCGCCGGGTGAGGATACCCTCATCACGAGGGTAACGTATTACAGCCTGATACGCATTACGCACGGCTCCCGGCATTAGATCTTCTAGTCCACGTTCTATCTCACCGTCTTTTAACTTTCCTGCCCCATCAACCATTCTACTAGCAACGCTCCATGCAGGACCGCCAAACAGGTGCATAAAAGTTTCTTCTGTAGAGGGATTAGAAGTAAATCGATCTGCTTCAAATAACAGGTCAGTTAACTTGACCCGCTCGGATACATCGAGTCCTGTTAGTTCTGTAATCGCACCTCTAAACAACATATCATTACCCAGATACCTGCGAACAACCGTGTCAGTGCTTTCATCATACTCATCATCGAATAGGTCGAATAAGAAAGCTACCGCACCGTACAATGGAAGTCCTTGTACTCCTGCAAACAACAGTGCAGACAAGTGTATCGCCATCAGTTGTTTACCCACATCTGATCTCAAAGTTTCTACCGCTGCTGTAAGCGCACTACCTGTAACACCTTGTGCTTCTAAATTTTTTCTGTAGTTATCGATGTAGACGTTCTTGGCTTTTATTCCTGTCTTTATCATCGTGTAGTACATCTGTATACCGTAGTTCTTATACATAAGACCCACACGACCTATATCTCTCTGAGCAAAACGAGGGCCAGTTTCTAACGTAGCACCGCCGTTAATCTCTTGTGTTTTATATATAGCCTCTTCTGCTGCCTGCTGCTGTTGTTCTGCGGTTGGTTTCTTACCTTGTGTAATACGATCCAGAGCCAAGTTATAAGATGCGACTAAAGCCACTTGTCTGTTCATCATCTCTGCTTGATGAAACATCAATGCAGAAAGACTTGTCCCCATATCAAAGTAGCTTAGTTCTCGACCAGAAGAATCCACACTTAATGTGTCAGCTATAAATGAAGAACTTAAATGCCCCCGTCTTGAAGCTAGATTAATTAATGGTTTTAGCCTTTCTAGCTCGGCTTTTGTCTCTTGGGGGAGATCTATGTCTTTCCTTACCGAATATATAAGTTCTCCTGTGTCAGGATCTTTATCAAACGTATAGTAATTATCTAAGCTTTTTAGCGATGCACCCGAATCCTGTATGGCTTGAAACTTAGCTCGTAGTCCACTTTTACTAAACGCCTCTTTCATAGAGCTAGGGCTAGTATCATCTCCAAACAACGTCTTCATTGAACGATTTGTAGGTGTGCCGGTAAACAGTTTAGTAGCACCCTGCACCGCATCCTTCGCTTTCTTAAAACCATACTCACCGCCAAGAATAGGGTATCCAAACAGCGGTATCTGAGAGAGGTTCACCAAAGCAGAAGATGCGTTAAAGCCTATTGTCCACAAAAACGCCATGCGGTTGGCTTCTTTAGCCCAGTTATCTTTGGGTGGCTGAATGGCAAACTGCGCTCGTTTATTTAATTCAGCAGCAATCGGACTGTTCTTTAGCGGTGTTTTTGCAATCTCCTCGTTGATTCCCCGCATGACTGCATCGATCTCAGCACTGTTTTTGATTCTCTCTGTTTGCCGTGACAAGTCATATGCTTTGGTTCTAGCGGCCTGCAATGCTCCTACGTCATAACCTTCGGTTTTCTTTCTTCGCACCAACGCTTTTGCGAAAGAAGACTCAGGTAGTTCTTCTATAAACAGTCTGGCTATCTGCTCTTTGGTGGTAGGATCGACGTTATTGATATTTAACGTGCTGAATACTTGTGCTACAAACGAACCTGATGGGGGGTTTTGATAAGTATCGTTATCCTGATTGTTCCAAACTTCTGTCTCATATCCGTCTTTTGCATATGCTTCCATAGCTCTCGTGCGTTCCGCAGGGCTATTAAATGCAAAAATAGCAGGCTTATCCCTATCGCCTTTAGGGTCACGTACCGCTAACCAGTGACTACCAGAACGTGTTAGAGGAAAGTACGGCTCTATACCTGTGTTCTCCAGCATACGTGCAAGAAGTTCATTCTTTAGGCTGTTCTTAACATTAGGGTCTACGTCTAACGCATTGATACGTCCTCGCAAAGCACCTAGTAACTCGTTGTACTGGTCCTTATAAAACTTACGCAAATTATCATAGGTTTGCCTGCCTTCTGCTCCAAACTCTTTACTTGTATATAATGCGTGTAATTTCTTATGTACATCTACCTTACGGGTCTTTTCACCTTCTACTGTCTGGTTGCCATACTTTTCTATGGCTTGCGCGGGAGTAAGCTTGGGATCAACTTCATTGATCGTACTTTCGTACACTAAAGTATCTAGTGTTTCATTGGCTTTTTGTGATGATTTATTAGCCCATTTAAACATGGGGTCTAGGATCTGCCGTGTCGCTTTCTCTGCTTCACCCAACCTACCACGTTGTGTTTCTATCGCTGACGTTAAACGTGCTACGCCTTTTATTCCAAATAACGCTGTTGCTATATCTTGCACAGACTGCAAAGGCATAAACCCAAGGGCCGCTCGTTGCATTTTATCCATAGCTGGCGAGTCTTTACCAATAAACAACGATGCAAAATTTTCTAATATCTCTCTCCTACCCTGTGCATCCGAAAGAGAAGGATTAGATCTTTGTATCTTTCTACCTATTCTTGATATGTCATCTGGTGACGAAGAAGAGGCTAGAGTTGGACCGTAACGATGTTTAGCTGCGGGAGCCAATATCTCTTCAATAAGTTTGTACGCCTCACCTCTAGCAGAAGGATCAAGAAGTTTTACTCTCTTGCCGGTTATACCATATATAAAGTCACCGACTATCTTCACAAACTGCTGCCATGTAGAGAGTTTGTTGCCTTTAGGGTTAATACGTCCTAATTGGTGCTGAAATTTAGAGCTAACAAATGCTTCTGCTACAAACTCAAATAGATCAGACGCACCGTAAGCAGTGCCTAACTGGTCTTTTGTATTATCATATAACTGTTGTAGCTTCTTAGTTAGTGGGTGAGACTTGTTCTGTAGTGTATTTATCGTAGCTGCATGAGCCATTTCATGCATTAGGGTGTATACATCTACCCCGCCCCTTTCATCTAGCAGTATTTCATTATTTGGTGAGTTAAACACTGCATCCAGTTGAGTGGTCTCTCCTGTTTTTGGATCTCTTCCACGGATGCTACCTGCGGGGCGCACACTTAATTTAGTATCTAACGTGTACTTAGATAGCGTATTAGCCATCCTCTTCAAGTTTTGGTTCTTTGTGTTTAGAGCTATCTCTAATAAAGCTCTGCGTAACTCACCTTTCCGCACAGCCTGCAACGCCGATTCCGGTAGGGGTACATCAATATCTCTGTATAACCCCTTACTAGCAGGTAAGAACCCATCGATACTCGGGAACTCTTCTTCTAATATTACTAACCGCTCTTCTCGTGACAGCCCCTGCTTTTCTAACTCAGCACTTCTTTCTAAACGGGCATTGCGTCTACTAGCAACCTCTTCAATTCTCGCATCTCGTTTGTCCGCGTATTCTTGGCTTGCAGCTTTTAGCTCTCGCTCGAATTGTTTTTGATTTTCTTCTTTACGTTTTCTACGCTCTGCTCTGCGTTCTTCTTTAGGTAGATTTTTTGTTTCTGCGTTTATTTTTCTATTTCTAGCTAGATATGCGTTCTGTACTTCCTCTTGTCTAGCTGCTTTTTCTAATAGCAGTGGATCTGTTTTATCCCTAATTGAAGCCTGTAGTTCTTCGAGTTCTTTTTGCGAGAGCTTCTTTTTTATTTCTTTTGGCGGTGTAGTAACAGGTCGTCTGAAACTAAGCTCTACATCTTTACTTGTATCTTCTGCTGGCTTCTTAGTAGCTTTCTTCTTGCCCTTAAACCTGCGCTGAACCGCTGTAAGTTTTGGTTTAGGTTCTGCTACAGGTTCTGGCTCTGGTTCTACTACAGGTTCTGTTACAGGTTCTGGCTCTGGTTCTACTACAGGTTCTGGTTCAGCAACCTGCCGTCTTTTCGATGGTCTACCCGTAGGGGTAATAAGCTCTAGTTGATCTGGTGATACCTTATCCTCTAGGAACCTATTGATGCTCGCTTTAGCTTTACCCGAAGTGCTCTTCCTAGTTGCATACCGTCGTAGCTGTTGTTCTTGCGCTGCTTCACGTAAGTTCTTATCAGCTAGTCTCTGACGAATAGGATCTTTGGACGGTATAGATAAACTATCCAGCACTTCCTCTGTAGCTAGTACTTCGGGGGACTCCGTAGCGATGCGCCTCTCGGCTGCTTCGGCTGCTTCTAAATCTGCACCCTCACCCTCTTCTAATCTTGCTCTTTCAGTAGGGAACAATGCAGGCTGCTCACTCCTAGCAATCTCTGCACGTTGTTGACCTAGCCGTGCTTCATCTGATACAGAACGCACTGTTCTATCTACTCTGCGTTCTCTATCGCGTTGTCTTTGCTCTCTGTCGCGTTGATTTACTCGGTCTAAAACTTCTTCTCTTGTTAGTGCTTGGCCTTCTGGAGTAAGTGCTAGTGTTTCTCCTGCTACAGCTTCACCCTCTGGTGCAGGTAACGCTCTGCTTTCAGAGTAATCTTCTCGTGCAAATACAGGCCCAACACCAACATACTCTGGCTCAAACCCCGGCAACGCCATTTGGTCGGGAGATATTTGTTCTCGAACAGGAGCTTCTTCCGTTGTTTCTTCTAAAAACCTTATATATACAGCCTGTTCTTCTGGCGAAAGCTTCTTTACTCGTTTTCGTATCTGCTCCAGCCGTCTGTCTTTTTGTTTTTCTGTGAGTTCTTCAAAAGGTTTTGTAAACCCTTTCTCAATCTTGGCTTGTATTTTTTCTATGTCTAGTTCGGGTGCTTTTTCTATCTCTGGCAGTTCGAGTTGTGTTGGCTCTTCTGGCTTAAACTCTAATAGTTCTACAGGTGCTGCATCGGGGTCGGCTCCTGCTACCTCTCCAACAGTCGGACCTTTTGCCCTGCGCGAACCAAATAAATCTATAAGCCCTTGGAATATGGCCCCTGCTGTACCACCTAACGCAGCCTCTTCCGCAGTGCCACCGAAGACTTCGGCAAGAGCGTTATACTCTCGCTCAGTCAAGTTTTGTAGCACACTGCTTGTGCCTTCTTGTAAAAGTTCTGCGCTACCAGTTACGGCTGCGCTTTGAATACGCTCACCGATTGTTTCTACTTTCTCAGGAGGTAGTTTATCTAGTAGCTTATTGAGTACTGGTATATCTGCAAACTTAACTACTCGTGCTATAGGTAGAATATCTAACGTACCAATAGCTAAACCCTTTACTGCCGCTACATTACGTTGTTCTTCTGTAGCACCAGCAGCACGAGCACGTTCACTTGCTTCACCAGCACCAGCACCGGCAGCAGCCAACGCACCTATACCAAGAGCAGCAGCACCGGGAGCACCAGCAGCAAGTGCCGTAGCGGGTACAGCAGCAAGCCCTGCTATAGATCCTAGTGCTTGGCCTATTTGGTAAGAGATTGAGTCGGGGTCACCCCCTTCGGGACGTAAAGCCGCAGCACCGGCTTGAATCTTTTCACGGGCTGCAAGTTCAGCTTCTTCTTCTAGTACAGCGGCACCACCTAAAAGAGATAGCTCACCGACGTTAACTACACCTGCGGCAGTACCAGATAATATGTTCTCTACAAGACCAGCCTCTTCGCGGGGAGCTAGCCCCTGTAGTAACGATAGTTGGCCTTCTAGCCTTTGAATGTATCGTTGTATATCTCTTGCAGCTACAGCGTCCCCTGCGGCCTCTGCTTTACGGTACGCAGTTCGTGCTTCGTCAAGCGTATACATCTAGCTAGCCTGCAAATATTTCTTCAAAGCGTCTATTTCTGCTTGCTTGCTCTGTAACGCCGTTCTTTGAGAAGTAACGTCACCGCCCAAAGCTTCTATCTGACGCATCAAATCTTCTTCTCTAGCAAATACGCCCCTAGTTTCTAGTATGAAGCCCTCTATCCGTTTAGCCTGATCCAGCTTGCCTGCTACATCACCTTCTCCAAACGTAGCTTCTTCTACTAACATTTCAGTTAACGGTGCTAGTGCTTCAGTACGTTTTTCTATAGATGTTGCTAATTGATCCTGTAGATCTTTGAGTGTAGCTCGTCCTATCTTAGCGTTTTCAATAACTCGATCTGTCTGTTGCCCTATTAGATCAAGCTCAGTCTTAACATTCTGTATGTTAGAGTTAAGTATTCTTGTTGCTTCAGCACTAGCTTCTTCAATATCTCGCTCACCAGCCCTAGACATAATATTTGTATAAGACTGTTTTTCTTGCGAAGCGATTTGCATAGCCTTATCACCACTTTCAACGCCTCTAGCTAATATGTTTTGTTCAAGATCCATTAGTTCGTTTTCGATACCAAAGTCGTCTTTTAGATCTTGTCGCCGTTGTGCTTTTTGTCGCGCTATCTGTCCCATATAACCTTCAGCAAACCCGCCGGGGCCACCTCTACGAGACGCACCAATAGTGCCTGATATAAACGCTTCATAAGGATCATCTTCTGCCAGACGTTTTTGTTGTGCTCGTAGCCTACGTAACTGGTCCGCTTTTTTAGCCTGTACGCTACCTAATCCTAGCTCTTCTTTAGTCTCTTCTATGCGTGACTTACGGACTTTATCGGGGTCTCGTGTTGCTCTAGCAGCTAGTCCGGTGTCTGTAGCTATACCTTTTGCCATATCACGGGCTGTCGTGCCAACTTCTACATCTGGAGGCGATATTTTAAGTTTTTCTAGTAGCTCATCGATGTCCATACCGGGGACACCGGGAGGTGTTTTAGATTCAACTGGGGGGAAAGGTACGTTAGTTAAACTTGGATCTTGAAAATCAGGTTTCTCTTGTACTACTGCTTCTTCATCTTGCGCTAACGCCCCTAGTCCTAACCCCGCAGCCCCTCTGCCCGCAGCCACAGTGCTCGGTAAGGTTGCCCTGCTAAGTGGTGCTCCGTATGGGACCATTCCTCTAGGGCCAATTTCCATAAGTTGTCTATCTGACCTTACTCCAGATTCTACGAGTTGTTTGCTGGAATCTACTGGGCGATCACGTTCTGCTGCTCCACGCTTCATTCTAGTAACTGAAGGAACAGTGTCAGGTTTCTTACCCCGCATAAGATTTTTTAACTTAGATGTTACTCCCGCTGCCCTTAATGCAGCTAAACCACCTCTTACAGCGAGACCACCGGGAACAAGTATAAGCCCAAGCTGTAACGCAACTTCTGCTGGATTTTCTTTTATGTAGTTAAAAGCTTCTTCGCCTAACTCCGCTATAGCATCGGTAACGCTTACTGTTTCTGTTCCCCCCTCGACCATTTCACCTTTATTAAAACCAACTATGCCGCCCTGTGCTGCGGCCATACCCATGCGTTGCTGGCGTTTTTGAGCTTCTTTCTGACGCTGCCCCAGTATGCCACCTACCTGCCTAACCCTATCTCGTACCTGCCCTAGACCTCTGTTTTGTTCTTGCTTTATTAAGCTTAAAACTTCTTGTTCACGTTGTTGGGCAATCGTCTGTGGGTTAGTCTGCATCCGCAGTTGAACATCTCGTGCTTTTGCTTCTTTTTCTTCTTTTAGTAGCTGTAGTGCTATTAAGTCTGATATTTCTTTGTTCTGCTCGTATCTTTGGCCTAAAGCCTGTGGGTCGTTTTGATACACGTTTTTCTTACGTTGTATCATCTCCATAATTCCTTGACCGGAGGTAGTTGTCATTAGTCATCCCCCCCACCAAATATGTAGTCTCTTATCTCTTCCTCAGTCATACCTGAAAAGTCTATAGTATTGCCTTCGCTATCAGATACTCCTGTTCCTGACGTATCTGCTCCACCTCCACCTAAACCAAATAGGCTTTTAAGGAATGTAGATATATCTCCCGCACCGCCCGCTAATGCACTAAATCCACTGGGCTGCGTTACAGAATAAGACCGTGCTGCTATGGGTAAACCTTGCAATAGTGAACGCTGATACTGTAACTGCTTATATGGAAAGTCTCTTTCTTCTTCAAACTGCGCTCTATCTGCCAGTATGCCTTCTTTTTCTATACCTCGTTGAACTTCTCCTGCTCTAGCTTGAGCACCTAACACATCAAAACCAAACTTGTTAGCCATGTCTTGTGCTTGTCTTTCTCTATCTTGTTCTATGTTAAATTGTTTTCTAGCCGACTCGAAAGCTTGTGCATACCCTTTGCCTGTAATATCAGCTAAATTTCTATTTAAAATAGCATCACGTTCCAAGTCTGCGAGAGCCTGACGAGATCCACCAAAAGCACCGGCTCTTGTAAACCTACCCGACTCTGCCTGCCTGCTTATTTCAGCTTGTCTACGAGCTTCTTCTAATTGCGGCTGCAACACCGCAGATAGATATGGATTCATATATTGGTTAGCTATGCTGCCCCCTGCGGTAGGTGCATCTCCAGTAGGATCTGGAGCACCAGTAGCACTAAATGTACCGGGGGTAAATGTACCCATACTCTCAGTTGGTGCTGCTAGGTTGCCAACACCTTGAAATGCTGTAGTTTGTAAAGCCGATGGGCCAGCCGTAAGTGGTCCTGTATATGCCGTGTATGGTTGTTCTGCAAGAGCGCGGCCTTTGCCCAACATATCAGAAACATATTCACCCGCAAATTCAGCTAATGCGCCCTGATACCCTGTTTTATCTCCTACGCTAGGATCTTGGCCCACACCAGACCCAGCCGTACCACCGCTTTGATAACCTAATATACTCATACTGGTAACTCTCCCATAGGATCTATCTCTGTGCCTTGCTTAACATTACCAGTGCGTTTCTTTCGCACCCTATCCATCATATCATGCAACACTTTAGCACCTGCTTCAGAGTTGCCATTGCCTAAATGACTTACTACATCCGCAGGGATTACAAACTCCCCATCACTTAATCTAGCCTCTTGTCCGTTATCTATCCTAGCAGGCACTTTATCAGCCATGCCATCAGTAGAACCTCTTAAATACCTGCCCTGACTCATAGTTAAAATACCACCTTGGGCCATAGATGGAGGCATCTGAGCAGCAGCTATGCCTTGAGCTTGCTCTTGTGCTTTTCTACGAGCTTCTTCAATCGACATAGGGGTTGTTTTAGGCTGTTTTGCAAAGATAGTATCGCTAAAATAACGACGACCTGCGGAGCCGGGACGACGGTTTGGATCAATACCGCCTTCGGGTACGGGTTGTCTTTCTGGCATTGGCACCCGCTCTCGTATTGCCGCATACCGTGGTATTTCACCTTGGTAGCCTGTAGCCTGCATTTGAGGGTTAAAAAAGTCTGGAGCAAACTTGTTACCTAAAGCAGACAAACCGTAAGAAGTTAAAATATTACCAGTGTCAGTTTTTAAAAAGTCACCTACCTGACCAGCTAAAGTGCTGAACCAACTACTTGGAGAATCATCTTTATCTTCGTCAGCCACTATTTTCCTCCAATAATCCGCAATAATTCTTCGTTAGTTTTTACGATTCCGCCTTCTTTAAATCCACCCCTAAACGGCCCCTGTTTTGCTGGAGTGCGTGTATCGTAAGATCCATAAGGACTAGCAAATACGTTAGCTTGTTGTGGAGCACCAAATATACTGCCGAAATCATATGCTGGGCCTAAATCTGCAAGAGGTGACTCACCTACATCTATCCTACCCGGTTTATCTGCTAGTAGCATACTCAAAAAATCTCTTGCAGACGACTCTTTTGCACGTTGTTCAGCTTGCTTTTGTTGTTGTTGGATCTGCTGTGTTATTTGTTGTTGGAACGCTAGATCTGCTTGTCTTTGTTGTTCTTGTTCTTGCGCTAATTCAGCTTGCGTAGCAAACACGCCGGTTGCAGCAAAACGGTTGTCCGCCAAAGGATCTAGTGTGGTCTTGCCTGCTAACACCTCATTTAATAAATTAAGATCAGTGGCATCAACTACGCCGTCACCTGTTACATCATAGCCAAGTTGTTCTTCAGTAAGTGTAAAAGTAGAAGGGTCTGTTAATGCTTCCTGCTGCGCGATAAGATCCGTAACAAAGTCAATATCAGCATCAGTTACATCTTGAGCAGGTTTGCCTAATACATCAGCTATAGCTTGAATATCACCACTGAGTGTTTCTTCTGTCTGACCTAAAGCCTCTAATACTTCTTCTTTTGTTAATCCTAGCTCTTCTGCTAACGCATCAATGTCGCTACCAAGAGCTTCTTCTGTTTTGCCTAATTCTTCTAATATACCGGCTTCGGTAGTGCCAAGAGCTTCTAGTATGTTTGTTTCAGTAGTACCAAGAGTCTCTAATATATCTGCTTCGGTAGTGCCAAGAGCTTCTAGCAGTTCTTTCTTAGTAATGCCCAGTTGCGCTGCAACATCGTCAATCGCAGCTTTGTTTGCTGCTATAGCATCATCCCGTTTCTTTTCTTTGGCTGCTGCTATCTTTGCATCTTCTTCTGCTTTTTTCTGAGCTAAGAGTTCGTTTCGTTCTGTTTCTGCTTCTGCTCTAGCTTCTTGTCGCGCTTTATTTTCAGCTAATTTAGCAAACCGGCGTTCTGTGTTTACCGCTATCCGTGCCTC